TCATCTTTGGGTGGAGAGGAAAAACATATCAAATTAAAATGTTTTTCCCTCAACTTAAAAAACCAAACAGAAAAGAAATAGAAACTGAGTTAAACAAAGCATATCCAGATTCCAAGATATGGTCATTCAATACATCAGAATTGGTTCCTGGACAACCATTTCTCCATGTAAATGAAGATTGGCAAAAGAAATCTGGTAAAAATCCCGAAGGTGGATTAAATGAAAAAGGTAGAAAGTCGTATGAACGTGAAAACCCAGGAAGTGATCTTAAGAGACCTTCAAAGAAGGTTGGAAATCCCCGTAGAGCAAGTTTTTGTGCAAGAATGAAAGGTATGAAGAAAAAACTGACTTCTGCCAAGACTGCTAACGATCCAGATAGCAGAATCAATAAGTCCCTTAGAGCTTGGAATTGCTGATATGTTAGTAGTAAAACTTTTAGGAGAATCTGTACAAGTAAATGCTGGTTCTGGAAGTTCAGTTCCAGCATCAGCAACATATGGTAGTGTTGGTGCAGAATATGTAATGGTTCAACACAGTCATTCATCGGATCGTATTGTTGAAGTAAGAACGGGTGCTGGAGTCACATATGGAAGTATGCATGTGACTAGTAATGATCCCATCATTATTCAGAAAGCAAGAACAGACCTTGTTTATTCGTCTGCAGCTGATGTATATGCAACGTCGGTAGTATATCAAGGATAATTTTTTATTATGAGTGAACAGTATCTTGGTAATCCTAATCTAAAAAAAGCAAATACATCTATTGAATTTACCGAAGAAAATATTCTTGAGTTTATTCAATGTAAAGAAGATCCAGTATATTTTGCCAGAAATTATGTAAAAATTGTTTCTCTTGATGAAGGTCTTGTTCCATTTAAGATGTATCCCTTTCAAGAGAAATTAATTCGCAATTTCCATAATCACAGATTTAATATCTGTAAGATGCCACGACAGACTGGTAAGTCTACGACGTGTGTATCATATCTCCTTCATTATGCGGTTTTTAACGATAACGTCAATGTTGCAATTCTTGCAAACAAAGCATCAACCGCAAGAGACCTTCTCAGTAGGTTACAACTTGCTTACGAAAACTTGCCCAAGTGGATGCAACAGGGTATCATATCCTGGAATAAAGGTAGTCTGGAGTTAGAGAATGGCAGTAAGATATTGGCAGCTTCTACATCTGCGTCTGCTGTCCGAGGCGGTTCGTATAATGTTATCTTCCTCGACGAATTCGCGTTTATTCCAAACCATATTGCAGACCAATTCTTTGCCTCTGTTTATCCTACTATATCTTCTGGTAAAAGCACAAAAGTAATTATTGTATCTACTCCACATGGTATGAATCATTTCTACCGCATGTGGCATGATGCGGAAAGAGATGCTAATGAATATGTACCAACAGATGTCCATTGGTCTGAAGTTCCGGGTAGAGATGATAAATGGAAACAACAAACTATTGCAAATACTTCCGAAGCTCAGTTCAAAGTTGAGTTTGAATGTGAGTTTCTTGGATCAGTCGATACATTAATTGCCCCATCAAAACTTAGAAATTTTGTATATGAAAATCCAGTCAAGTCTAATGCTGGATTGGATCTATATGAAGATCCAGAAAAAAATCATGACTATGTAATGACAGTTGACGTAGCAAGAGGAGTTGGTAGCGATTATTCTGCTTTTGTAGTCTTTGATATTACAACATTTCCACACAGAATCGTAGCAAAGTATAGAAATAACGAAATAAAACCAATGTTATTTCCAAATGTAATTTATGATATTGCAAAAGAGTATAACAATGCTTTTATTTTGTGTGAGGTCAATGATATTGGTGATCAAGTAGCATCTATTCTTCAATTTGATTTGGAATATCAAAATCTACTCATGTGTTCTATGAGAGGTCGTGCTGGGCAAATTGTTGGACAAGGTTTTTCGGGAAAGAAAACTCAACTTGGACTCAAGATGTCTAAGACTGTAAAAAAAGTTGGATCACTCAATTTAAAAACTCTCATTGAAAGTGATAAATTAATTTTTAAAGATTATGAGATTATTTCAGAATTAACAACATTTATCCAAAAACATAATTCATTTGAAGCAGAAGAAGGTTGTAATGATGACCTTGCAATGTGTCTTGTAATCTATGCTTGGTTAGTTGCACAAGATTATTTTAAAGAACTTACAGATCAGGACGTTCGCAAAAGATTATATGAAGAACAAAAAAACCAGATTGAACAGGATATGGCACCATTTGGATTCATTAATGATGGATTGGATAGTGAATCTTTCGTTGATAATGATGGAAATAGATGGTTTGCTGATGAATATGGTGATCGATCATACATGTGGGAATATAGATAATGGATGTAGAAGATCTGTTTGAACGAAGTCATCTTTTGCTCAATGATAGAAGATGTAGATCATGTGGAGAAGTTAAAAATTTAATAGATGGATTTTATTTAATAAGAAAAAATAGGGAAAATATTTCATCTTCATATTCATATGAATGTAAGGATTGTACCAAAAAAAGAGTTTCTATTGCTAGAATGAATAAGAGATTTTTTGATAGATGGGAATATCCTGATTGGTAGTGTGTTCATGCATTGTTTCCCCAATGAAACTATTGGTTTTAATAAATATTTTCAGATTAAATTGGAAACGTATAGGAGAAACAAATGGCTACTCCTCAATTATCTCCTGGAGTAAGAATTAGAGAAATCGATCTTACTGTAGGAAGAGCTGAAAACAATGTTGCCAATATCGGAGCATTTGCAGGCCCATTTCAAAAAGGACCCGTTGAAGATATTGCCGATGTAAATACGGAGCAAGATCTTTTACGTGTTTTTGGAAAGCCATTATCAACTGACTCGCAGTATGAATACTGGATGACCGCCGAATCATATCTTTCTTACGGCGGAGTCATGAAGATTGTAAGAATTGATGGTGATAGTTTAAACAACTCCAACGTTGGTGCTGGTGCTACATCCGTAACAACAAAGATTAAAAATTATAATGATTATAATGATAATTACTCCACAGATTCAGCAACGTTCGTATATGCTGCCAAGAATCCAGGAAGCTGGGGTAATGGATTAAAAGTTTGTACTATTGATGATCTTGCAGATCAAACAATTGGTATTAATACTGCAAATCCAGGAAACCTTGGAATTTTGATTGGTGCTGGTGCTACTGTTGCACTGACAAATGAGGTAGTTGCTGGAGTAGGAACAACTTCATTGTTTAGTGGATATCTCAAAGGTATCGTTACAGGTGTCAGAACAGATTCGATTGGATCTAGATCTGAATTTGACGTAAAGATTGTATCAAGAGTAGAAGTCACGGGTAGTGCAACAACCGAAACTCTGATTAATTACGCAAATACAAATAGACTGAGTTCATTTGCAACTTCCGACCAGATTTTCTTCAAAAATGCTTCTGGTTTAACATCAACTGCATATTCAACTGTGAATACTGTTGTTGATTGGTATGATCAACAAACCCTCGGTCTCGATAATGTTTCCATTTTCTGGAAATCTATCGCACCAAAACCAGTAACGAATCAATATTCTCTTGATAGAAACTCAAAGAATGACGCGATTCACGTAGTCGTTGTTGATGAGTCTGGTTCTGTAACAGGTATCGCCAATAACGTCATTGAGAAACATCTCTTCCTGTCCAAATCACTCGATGCCGTCTCTAATCAAAACGGTAATGAAAAGATTTATTGGAAGAACTATGTAGCAGACAATTCTGAATACATCTATGCAGGAACCAATCCTTCTAGAGGAACGGGTTCACTGAATTATATCGAAGCAAGAGCACTTGGATTCACCACAAGTTCTGGCGGAAGTGATAGTTTTACTGCACTGAATACTTCCACCACTGCATGGAACCAAAACGCACAAGGAATTACTTTCACTGGTCTTGGTGCCACAAGTTATTCTCTTGGTGGTGGTGTTGACTACAGTGCAACCAATGGAATGACTGCTTCCCTTGGAGCTCTCAACACTGCATATGAACTGTTTAGTGTTCCCGATGAAGTAGATGTAGATTTTGTTATTGGTGGACCTTCTCTCGTTTCACAAGATCTGTCACAGGCTAAAGCAAATAAGGTAATTTCTATTGCCGAAGGTCGTCAAGATTGTCTCGCTACAATTTCTCCACATCGTGCTGGAGTTACAACTAGTGTTGCTGCTTCGACAAAGACAGATAACGTTATTGAATTCTTTGCTCCTCTGTCTTCTTCTTCATACGCTGTATTTGATAGTGGTTACAAATACACTTATGACAGATTCAACGATGAGTTTAGATATATTCCTTGCAGTGGAGACATTGCTGGTCTTATGGCTCGCACGGGTCGCAATTCGTTCCCATGGTTCTCGCCTGCTGGTCAACAGAGAGGTGTTCTGAATAACGCAATTAAACTTGCATATAACCCAAGTAAAGATCAAAGAGACCAACTTTACGCAAACAGAATTAACCCTGTTATCAATAAGTCTGGTACTGGAGTCTTGCTGTTTGGTGATAAGACTGCTCTTAACTATGCATCTTCCTTTGATCGCATCAACGTTCGCCGTCTGTTCCTTACAGTTGAGGCCGCACTTCAAGGTGCAGCAGATGCTCAACTGTTTGAACTCAATGATGAATTAACAAGAGCAAACTTTGTTAACATCGTTGAACCATATCTTCGCGATGTTCAAGCAAAGAGAGGTCTTTATGATTTCCTCGTTATTTGTGATGAAACAAATAACACACCAGATATCATTGATAATAATGAGTTTAGGGCTGACATCTTCCTCAAGCCAACTAAATCCATTAATTATGTAACTCTGACCTTCGTTGCTACTAGAACAGGAACCAGCTTCTCTGAAGTTGCTGGTCGAGTTTGAGACTTTTATAAATCACTTACATAGAGGGTAAACAACAATGGCTGAGTTAAAAACCATTTCACAGTTTAAGTCAAAACTGAGAGGAGGCGGATCTCGCGCTAATTTATTTGAAGTTGAAATTCCTAGTTTTCCTGCAGCAGCTTTAGATCTGACTGATTGGGGTTCTGGTTCTGATCAAGAACAGGACAAATTTAGATTCCTTTGTAAAGCTGCTCAACTTCCAGCTTCAAACGTCGCTGCGATCGACGTTCCTTTCAGAGGTCGCATTTTAAAAGTTGCTGGAGACAGAACCTTTGATACATGGACTGTTACCATTATTAATGATGAAGATTTCAGATTGAGAACTTCTTTTGAACAGTGGATGAATGCGATGAGTAGTTTAACCACTAACACTGGTGCTACTGATCCAGGATCTTACATGGCGGATGCTTATGTCCATCAACTTGGTAGAGGTCTTGAGAAATTGAGATCTACAGCAACACCTGATGTAGAACAGGGAGAAATTTTTGCTCCCTTGCGTTCTTATAAGTTTTTTGATATCTTCCCAACTAACGTATCTGCTATTGATTTGTCATATGATACAAGTGATGAAATCGAAGAGTTTACGGTTGAATTCCAAGTTCAATATTGGAATGCACTTGCAACTGACCAAACGGGTGAATCAATTAACTGATAAATAGTCAGAGTACCGTAGTAATATTATAAGATGGCCAGACTTTTTGGTTTCTCCATTGAGGATAGTGAGGATAAAAATAAGAATAGTCAAGTGGTCTCTCCGATTCCTCCAAATAATGAGGACGGGGTAGACCACTTTGTTACTGGCGGATTTTATAATTCATATCTTGATATGGAGGGATCTTTTAGATCCGAAGTTGATTTGATTCGCAGATATCGCGAAATGGCACTTCATCCAGAAGTAGATTCAGCTATTGAAGATATTGTAAACGAAGCTATTGTTTCCGATACAAATGATGTTCCAGTTTCGATTGAGTTATCGAAACTAAATGCGAGTGATGGTATTAAAGACAAAATTCGCAAAGAATTTAAATATATTTTAGATCTTTTAGATTTTGATAGAAAGTCTCACGAAATTTTCTATAATTGGTATGTCGATGGTAGACTTTATTACAATAAAGTTATTGACCAAAAGAATCCGCAAGAAGGTCTTAAAGAGTTAAGATTTATCGATTCAACTCAAATTAGATATGTTAGAACTGTAAAAAAACCAGATGGTACTAAACTTACACCGGTAAATCGAAACCTTCAAAATTTTCAAGATCCAGAAGAGGCAAATTTTCCAGATATTGAAGAGTACTTTTTGTATACACCAAATGCAAATGCTTTCGGACAGAAAAAAGGTATTCGGTTAACTAGAGATTCTATTACATACTGTAATTCTGGACTTGTAGATAGAAATAAAAAATATACTCTTTCTTATTTACAAAAAGCAATTAAGTCACTCAATCAGTTGAGAATGATTGAAGACTCACTGGTCATCTATCGTTTAAGTAGAGCACCAGAACGTAGAATTTTCTACATTGACGTTGGTAATCTTCCAAAGGTCAAAGCAGAGCAATATCTGCGTGAAGTTATGAATCGTTATCGCAATAAACTTGTTTATGATGCAAGTACTGGTGAGATTCGTGACGACAAAAAAATGATGAGTATGTTGGAAGACTTCTGGTTACCTCGCCGCGAAGGTGGTAGAGGAACAGAAATTTCTACACTTCCAGGAGGACAAAATCTTGGTGAGCTCACAGACGTTGAGTATTTCCAAAAGAAACTTTACAGATCTCTTAATGTACCAGAATCTAGAATTGCCAGTGATGGTGGTTTTAATCTTGGTCGTTCTTCTGAAATTCTGAGAGATGAACTTAAGTTTTCTAAGTTTGTTGGTCGTCTTCGTAAAAGATTTTCATACATGTTTAGTGACATGTTGAAAACACAACTGCTTCTTAAGAACATTGTTACCCCAGAAGATTGGGAAAAAATGTCTGAGCATATTCAATATGATTTCTTATATGATAATCACTTTGCGGAACTCAAAGAAGCAGAACTTCTCACCGAAAGACTTAATCTTGTTTCTACCGCTGAACCATATGTTGGTAAATATTATTCACAAGATTATATTCGTCGCAATGTTCTCCGTCAAACTGATGAGGAAATCATTGAACAAGATATTATCATTGAAAAAGAAATTGAATCGGGTATTATCCCAGACCCGAATGCTCCTGTCGATGCAGAAGGAAATCCAATTGATGATTTGGGAGAACCGATTGTTGAACCAGATTTAGAATCTGAAGGAAAATCAACTGAAGCTCCAGAACTACCCAAAGGTGGTGAAATATAAATAACAAAAAAAGGACATTACTATGGAAGAATTAATCGATTTAATGGTATCTGACGGAAGTCCATCAAAAATCAGCGATGCGATTAAAGATGTTTTATACGCTAAGACTGCTGAAAGAATTGATGGTATCAAACCAAATGTAGCTTCTTCAGTATTCGATTCTCCGGAATCAGAAGAAGGTGCAGAATAATAAAACAATAAATAAGGCTATAGATAGAGTATAACTAATGGCTAGAACATTACTTATTGGTGATGAAGTTGCAATTCCAACTGCTGCTGGATCTGCAACCTCTTTCTCTCAAGCAACTGTAGTAAGAGTCGTGAATGTTTCTGGCTCTTCGGCAACTGTTGGAGTTTCCACGATAGTTGGAGCTGCATCAACCTCTTTTATGACAATTCCAACTGGAACTGTTGAATATCTTGAAAAAAGAGCAAATGAGGTTATTTACGCAACAGGCACTTTAAGAGGTGCAAAAGTAGGATTTACAGGCTAATCAAATGAAACTCATTAGAGAAGAAATCGAATCAGTTGATTTTATCGTTGAAGAACGCAACGGTAGAAAATCTCTTTATATTGAAGGTGTTTTTCTTCAAGGAAATATCAAAAACCGTAATGGGCGCATGTATCCTATGGAAACTCTTCGTCGTGAAGTTTCCAGATACAATGAGAATCATGTTTTAAAAGGACGTGCTCTTGGAGAGCTTGGTCATCCTGATGGACCAACTGTCAACCTTGATAGAGTTTCTCACAAAATTGTCTCACTTAAAGAGAATGGAAGTAACTTTATTGGTAAGGCAAAAATTTTAAATACGCCCATGGGCAAAATTGCTGAGTCTCTTATTAATGAGGGAGTAAAACTCGGCGTTTCTTCTCGCGGTATTGGATCTCTCAAGATGACGAAAGAGGGATGCAATATTGTTGGCGATGACTTCATGTTAGCTACTGCTGCTGATATCGTTGCTGATCCTTCTGCTCCCGATGCATTTGTTGAGGGAATTATGGAAGGAAAAGAGTGGGTTTGGGATGGTGGAATTCTTCGCGAATCTCAAGCTCGTAAAACATATCGTACAATTAATACTTTAGTTGATCAAAAAAGACTTGATGAAGAGAAATTAAATCTTTTCAATAGTTTTTTACAAAATCTGTAATTACTAAATAAATGTAGATTAAATTTAACGGTTAATCGGAGAAGTTCAAATGTCTCGTGGGAATTTACAAGAAATGGAAGCAAGCACAACACAGGTCAAAGATCGCGTGACTGCTGGTGCGAAACCTGCTGAGCCTATGCAAAAGTTACAGAATGACGGTTCGCAACTGGGCAACGTAGATGATCTTGGAGGTCCAACTCCAGAAAATTACAAACCAGATGATGATTCAGCAAAACTGCGTGAACCATCTTTAAAGACGGTAAACGACGTAGTTACAAAAGGCGCCAAACCTGCAGAACCAATGAAGAAAGTTTCTAAAGAAGAAGAGGAAGTAACTCTTGAAGATGATCAAGAAGTAGTTGCTGAATCTGAATTAGAAGAAACTACAGAAGTAGAAGAAACTACTGAGGAAGAGTATGACATCGAAGAAGATGTAAATGCTCTGCTCGGTGGCGAAGAACTCTCCGAAGAATTTAGAGAAAAGGCTAAAACTATTTTTGAAGCCGCCGTTACCGCTAAAGTATCCGAAATCAAAAAGCGTCTTGAAGAAGAGCAAGATATCAAGATCCAAGAGGGTCTTGATGAAGCTAAAGCTCAAATTCAAGAACGTGTCGATTCATACCTTGAGTATGTTTCCGACGAATGGATGCAAGAGAACGAGCTCGCTGTCGAGCACGGACTCAAATCCGAAATGACTGAATCCTTCCTCTCTGGAATGAAGGATCTTTTTGAAGCACATTATGTATCAATCCCTGAAGATAAATATGATGTTCTCCACAATATGGTAGAAAAACTTGATGAAATGGAGACAAAACTCAACGAGCAAATTGATAAAAATATTTCCCTTAACAAGCGTCTCGCAGAGTCGGTTGCGGAAGGAATCTTTGATCAAGTTTCTGAAGGTCTTGCTGACACTCAGAAAGAGAAGCTCGCTTCACTCGCTGAAGGCGTAGAGTTTGAAAGTGAAGTCGAATATCGTGAAAAACTGGAGACTTTAAAGGAATCGTATTTCCCTAATAAGTCTACAGTTGTAAAAACAGAGACCCTGACTGAGAGCACTGAGCAAGTACAACCAGACATGTCTGGATCAATGGCTGCTTATCTGAAGACACTCTCTACTTTTACAAAATAATCTGAATTTAAGATTAATCAAACACTCACTAAGGTAAAAAGCAAATGTTTAATTCCGAACATCTGCAGGAAAAGTGGGCGCCTCTTCTGAACTATGAAGGTCTTGATCCTATCAAAGATTCGCACAGAAAGGCTGTTACCGCTGTCCTGCTCGAGAACCAAGAAAGATTTCTGAGAGAAGAAGAATCATTCGGTTCTGGTCTCAATCTGATGGAAACCCCCACCAATGCTGCTAACGCTGCTGGTGCTTCAGGTGGTTTCGGTGGTTCCAGTGCCGCTGCTGGTCCTACTGCTGGTTTTGATCCCGTTCTGATCTCTCTGATCAGACGTTCAATGCCTAACTTGATCGCCTATGACGTTGCAGGCGTTCAACCAATGAACGGTCCTACCGGACTGATCTTCGCGATGCGTTCGCGTTATAACACCCAAGACGGCACCGAGGCATTCTTCAACGAAGCCAACTCTGCCTTCTCTGGTCAGGATGATGGTAATGACCTGACCGCTGGTTTCTCTGACGTTGCTGCTGGTTTCGGTACAACTTCTCAGAGTGGCACCAATCCTTCCGTTCTGAACCCCGTTTCTAGTGCTAGCACTACTGCCTACAACGTAGGTCAGGGTATGGTAACTGGTGATTCCGAGAACCTGGGATCAGCAGCTGGTAATCACTTCAACCAGATGGCTTTCTCGATCGAGAAAGTTACTGTAACCGCTAAGTCTAGAGCTCTGAAGGCAGAGTACTCCTTAGAACTGGCACAAGACCTTAAGGCGATTCACGGTCTGAACGCTGAGGCTGAGTTGGCAAACATCCTGTCAACTGAGATCCTCGCTGAAATCAACCGCGAAGTCATCAGAACCGTCTATAAGGTTGCTGAGCAAGGTGCTACCGTCAACACCGCAACTGCTGGTGAGTTCGACCTCGACATCGACTCTAACGGACGCTGGAGTGTTGAGAAGTTCAAGGGTCTGCTGTTCCAAATCGAGAGAGATGCGAACGCAATCGCACAAAGAACTCGTAGAGGAAAGGGTAACATCATCCTGTGTTCAGCTGATGTTGCTTCCGCTCTGACCATGGCTGGTGTACTTGATTACACCCCTGCACTCAACGCTAACCTGAACGTTGATGACACTGGTAACACCTTCGCTGGTGTTCTGCAAGGTAAGTATCGCGTCTACATCGATCCTTATTCTGCAAACAGCGCTGCTAACCAGTACTACGTTGTTGGTTATAAGGGTTCTTCACCTTATGACGCTGGTCTGTTCTATTGCCCATATGTTCCTCTGCAAATGGTTCGCGCCGTTGGTGAGGACACCTTCCAACCCAAGATTGGCTTCAAGACCCGTTACGGTCTGGTTGCTAACCCCTTCGCTGAAGGAACCACACAAGGTCTGGGTCGTCTTATGGCCAACCAGAACCGTTACTACAGACGTGTTACCGTCAAGAACCTCATGTGATTTCTTTTCACAAGGTTTACAAGACTCCCTTCGGGGGGTCTTTTTTTATGGCTTGACAGGTTTTGAAGAATAAAGTAGTATAAATACTGAACCAACTCGTTTTGTAACGGGTTGTTACAAGTGGCATATATGCCAATCAACAGGGAAATGTCGATTCCCTTTACATCTGCGGGTAACCACTCCGCAAGTTAAATAACGAGGTAAAACAAATGATCAAATCTGTATTCGCGGCTACTGCTGCTCTGTCAATGTCCGCAGGCGCTGCCCTTGCAGGTCCCTACGTAAACGTCGAAGCCAATGCAGGTTGGACGGGCGATGATTACACTGGAGCAACGACAGATATCCACGTAGGTTACGAGGGAGAAATCGGTGCTGCTTCCTACTACGTCCAGGCTGGCCCTGCGATCGTGGCTGCTGATGGTGCAGACACCGAGACTGAGTTCTCTGGTAAAGCAGGTATCGGACTGCCTGTCTCCGAAGCTATCGGAGTCTATGGTGAACTGTCCTTCCTGACTGCAGAAGACGAAGACGACTTCGGCGTAGGTGGTAAACTGGGTCTGAAGTACAACTTCTGATTTTAGAGTAGACATATAAACATCTAGGTGTTATGATGGGGTGCGACGGCACCCCTTTTTAATG